GATCTTTAAAGGATGGCTTTTTCTTCATTACGTTTTTTGTAATAGGAACCTACTATATACCAAAGATATGCCTTTTAGTATAGGTCAGTCTAACAAAAAAAGTAACGATTACATGAACGGAATAGGGTGAGGCCTATACCTATATTTTAAACTCTGTAAGATGAGCTTTAGATTCTCTGCGTTGTCAGTGTACAACTGAACAAAGAAATACTGACTTTGGAATCTCTCAAGTCTACCAGCGTCTGGTACAACATAACGCCACTGCCTTAGCAACCTTACAAGATCAGGACGACCGAGGTCAATCAACCCAGAGTCTTGGTGATCATTGTAGATACGTATCTTATTGACAGTCTTATCGGCCTGCTCTATACCAGCTGAATTGTAACACTCAGAGTTCCAGAAAAGGTTATCGAGAAACTTAACAACTCCGGTTGGCTCTGCAAGAATTACAGTTACTGAAGATGGGTAGACCGTTCCAAACATTGACCCCTGGTCACCATCACCAAATCTGTAGACCTCTCTACTTCCAGCCTTAGGTAGTATTGCAAGCCCATGGTAGTCAATATGCATGCTTGGTTGACCATCTACAAAATGAGACCAGGCTTTTTTCGTGTGGTTGAATACCACACCCTCACCGGTAGTGGTTGATTCGTTAAAGAACAAAGAGGTTTCATTGGTCTCGCTGTTGAATACGCCAACAACACCAGACCCTAAAACAGGATTGTTTCCAAAGGTACCAAGGCTATTAATGTAGCTATTGATACCCATCAAGTCTAGCTCAGCTCGATCTGTTCCTATAGACTGTACGGCTTTCCTTGCAGCATCATACCAAATAAATCCGTAAGGGCTGGACGCAATTCCACGAGTATGTTGAAGGCCACTTGTTCTTGATATGTAAGCAAACTTCTGAAGAACTTCACCAGTTCCCATAAATACAGAATTACCTGCAGTATCTGATTGTATTACCGATGGGTTGATTGCATACACACCAAAGCCATGTTCTTGCCAGATCCAAAGATCATCTTTTGGTCCGGTATGGATGGCTGTGATTTCCCCAAGACTACCATCCAAGTATCCTACATTACCCTCGGCGTAATTAAGCCAAGAGTCAACAGACTCACCAGGAATTTTTGCATCGGAATACTTGACCTCGTTGAACTTATCTGTAGTATCGATAACTGTCAAAGGCTCTGCAAATAATACTCGGGCGTCGTGTTTTCTATCGTAGGCAGAATTATATAACTCTGAATCTGAAAAACCTATGGCTGGTTTTCTTGTGAAAGTACCTTCATAAATCCGCAAAGGTTCTGCAGCTTGACTTTCACTATAGAATTGATAAAGGTCTCTAATACCTGATTTATCTGTAGTCTGTGGATCAGATGGATAGCTTCTTTGATAATGCTGCACAGCTGTAAAAGAATCACCGAAAGTAAGATCCTTGGTAAATTCTAAAAGTGACGAATCAGGGTTATCAATATCAAAGTATCTACTTGAAACTACATACTGATTACGAGACCTATCTGCATAGGTCTGACCTCCATACTGATTAGGTAAGTATCTTTTGTAATCAGTCATCATTAAAAAGCCATGTCGATTGCTTGTATAGTCTGACCAGTTTACTACTCTGTTACCTATCTGAGACTTTATTGCAGCTCCTGTATGGCAAACAAGTACGTCGTTTGTAAAACTGTCTGCTTGTTTACCAGGAAATGTTGAATAAACATTTCTAGAACTAATACTAATTTGACCAGCACTCGGGCTTGAGGCAAATCCTTCGTGTACTATAATTCCAACAGCTGTCTCTTCAGCTTGAAAATTTAAAATGTTGCTGTTAGCTTCAATTACAACATTACCATATTGTATATCGGCATTATTAATTAAAGGAGTAATTAAAGGCTCTAGTTGAAAATGAGTATTATTACCCGTTTGAATTTTTGGCGCAACACCTACAGAACTAGTCCAATCAAAAACATCAGATGTGCCCGCCTCTCTCTTAAACACAGTAGTTGAGCCTACTGCTTGAGCATTGTTTATTTTAAAATAACCGCTTGTAGGCGTACCTTCATCTAACTCGTTGGATCTAAATTCCAATATGGTGTCTTCCCATTCAGAATCATAAAGCCCTAACAAATCATAATGATTAAAAGCGGTTTGAGGAACACCGCTAACTGTTACATTATAAGGCTCTTGTACAAAATTAGGACCAATACCTTGAGTGTGCTCTCCAAACAAAGTCATGTATGGAGGTAGTGTTGTACTCAAACCATTATAAAACTTAGATTGTGAGGCACTAGTAGTTGATCGAGCCGCAATACCAAGAACGCCAGAAGCCATAATGGTTTTATTGGCATTATTTCTAGCAACTTTTACAAACTGATAGCCAACAACACCCTGAGCTTTAAGTCCAGATACAGAATTACTTTTAAACTTTATTGAAAGAAAAACCTCGTTAATGTAGTCATTGTTATTAGTTAGTGGATTTGCAGAAGCGTCTCCGATTCTGTAATCACAGATCCAACTAACAAAACTTCTTTGACCAAATGCATTGTAAAAAACAACACCTAATCGATAGATTTCATCTCTTTTGAAACCTTGTAAATTAAAATGATCATTTCCAAAATACCTTTTACCAGAAGGTTCTCTTACAAAACCATTTGTCTGACCACCAACAGAAGTTAAATAGTAGTCTGGATTAATAGAAGTACTTATCTCAGATATAATAACATTGGGACCCTCAGCACCTCTTATGCCATCTGTTCTATAAGAGTAAGTATCATAGTACGAAGTATCTTGACCAACATCTAATACCGAGTTAAGCTCATTAGCTGCTTGCTCTGCTCGAGTTGATTTGTTTATTGCATCGTGCTTTTCCGGAACAGAGTTCCAGTTGGTAGAAGATACATTTAAAGAAACTCCGTCTTTATCAAATATCTCAGCAAGGGTACCAGAAGAATTGAATCGATACGCCCTTGTGTCAAAGTCTACAAGAAATCGATTTTCCTCAATACCCGCAGGAAACAATCGATTGTCTTTGGATGCAGCAGCATTTGCTTTAAATGGTTCGGAGCCTAAAAGCAAATACTCAGTTAAACCTACTGAAGAAATAAAACTAGACCCGTCATCTATATAAGAGTACGTAGTTGTTGATAACTCATCTTCAATAATTAAAGTAATTACTGGAGCAGCTATCGCATCTGTATAATGAATTCTGTAAACACGAATTAAATCAAAATCGGGTCTTAGATTACTAACACTTAATTCAAAACTAATCGCTACTTCTTCATTGTAAGCTACCCCATTGTCAACTTTAGTAATTGCAATCAGCGGTGACTCGGGAGATATCTGTGTCTCGGCACCGTTACGATTTACATAACTGTATGCCCAGCAAACAGAACCTGATTTAAAAGTACCTGTGCCATGTATTTTACGATCGATCTGAATGTTGTTGGGTGTTGCGTTTGGAGTAACATCCAAGAAGTCCAGCGGTTGATTTGCTAGGTCAGTACGACGTACATTGATGTGCCTCAGGTAATTCAGATCTCCCCACCAATAAAGCTTTTCAACATCGGTGTTCTCATAGTTGTGCAGCATCTCAACAGGGTGTGCCTGTGAGATATTCATCGCATCAAAGTAGAGAAGTCTTAGAGTGCTGGTCACACGATTGTACTCCCAGATCGAACCCATGGATGTCGCAGTAGGAGTCTCACTTGTCTCAGCGGTTGCTATAACAAATACAGAATCCCTACCAGCAACTCCACCAATAGGTTTAATATTAACAAATTGCTCTGGAGGAGCCGCACTAACTCTGGTTAGATGGTCGCCAGTTAAAACAATTGCACCAGCTAAACCACCAGTACCTACAATAAATTCGTCAAGACCTCCGCTTACTGTACAGTTTGGTATGGTAAAATCAAGGCTTGTACCAGAGATAGTTTCCATAGCACCGCTTGACTGATCTTTGTGTGCCATGTTGCGCATGTTACGCGCATCGTAGTACACATCTTTTGTGTGAAGCTCTTTCGAGATATCACGATCAAGCTTTCCGTATATCTTGGCACCTAGCTTCATCAGTGGATCCGTTCAGCCATGTCACGGCCCATAGATATGTAAGCAGTACGAAATTCGTTGTTGCCTCGTTTGGGGCGGGTGAATGTATTGACTATGCTGTGTACCATACCATCAGTAGGTGTATCAGCGTGACTCTGGGCACGACCTCTTGCAAAGATAGCTTGACCCTGAGTGTCTTTGTACACGGCTCTTGAAATCTCACCGGTACGGAACAAGAAGTAATCGATCTTTTCTTGGATGTGCCAGGTCAATGCGTCAAGCACTACACGATCAGCAGGAACCAAGAACTCTCCGTTCTCGTCACGGGGCCAAGCTAAGTAAGCCAGCATGATGTGACCATCCTTGTAGTCTGTGTAGATATAGCCTTGACGGATCTGATACTGATCAGGAGTCATGCCTCGTTTGTTGGGCAGCTCTGTCTTCTGCAGATCTCCAAAGTTTACGTTACCAGAAAAGTTGACCTGATGTAATGCCGACTGGGTTTCCCTCAGCTGCATCATGGTCTCAAGCTCAAATACGTGGAGTACCTCAACAATGTCGCAGGGTAGCTCTGCACGATAGTCTTGTACTGTAATTGGCTGAGGGCTACCTGTAACAGGGTTACCGTCAGTGAC